TTAATACTGAAACAGCAACATAATGGCAGATACATCCCGCGTACAACCTATGGCGTTCATATGCGAGGGCGGGTTGATAGCAAACCGTTCTACCTTTATCATGCAACCTGGTCAAGCACTACAGCTTGAGAACTTTGAACCAGATATTGAAGGTGGCTACAAGCGCATACAAGGCTACCAAAAACACGTAAAACAAATTGTTCCCCACACCTCATCAGCCGATGAAGAACTTTTGATGGTGGTTAACTTCGCTAACAAAATTGTAGCGGCTAGAGGAGAAAAAATATTCAGTGCTGCGACTGGTTCACTAGCCTCGGCAATCGCACAAGGAACCGCTATGACAGGTTCCGGCACTATAACTGTAGAATCGACATCTGGCTTTAGCTCCAGTGGAACTCTTCAGATTGATAGCGAACAGTTTACATACACTGGAGTAACTTCAACTACGTTTACCGGTGTAACACGAGCGACTAACAGCACTTCTGCTGCCGCACATGCAGCAACTAGCGGTGCGTCCCTTACAGTAGTATCTGAGAGCTGGACAGAAAGAGACGCAGGTCGCACAAATGCTACGAAGTATAACTTCGAACGTTTTAATTTTGATGGTAACGAAAAACTAATTGTTGTAGATGGGGTCAATGACCCTACAGTATTTAGTACTTCGATGGCCGCTACCGATGTAACTGCATCCGCAGTAGAGGGGGCCAGCATCGTAGCGTCATACCGAGAACATATGTTCTACGCAGGTATGTCCACCACACCACAAGAACTTGTATTCAGTGTCCCTTTTGATGAAGACAATTTTACAGGTGGGTCAGGTGCTGGAAGCATAAAAGTTGATGATACTATTGTGGGTATCAAAGTATTCCGTGAAAATTTATTTATATTTTGTGAAAATAGAATCTTTAAATTAACGGGCAGTTCCAGTTCAGACTTTTCAATGGCGCCAGTTACCCGTGATATTGGATGCATAAATGGCCATACTATTCAGGAATTTGCTGGTGATATTATCTTTCTTGGCCCTGACGGATTGCGCACTGTCGCTGGTACCGAAAGAATTGGTGACGTGGAATTGGGAACTATAAGTTCCAATGTTCAATCAATATTTGATGAGAATATTATCAGTGCCGCCGCATTTGAATCTGTTGTTATCCCCAATAAAACGCAATACAGATTATTCTTTTCTAAGCAAGGTGGGGCAGAAAGCCGTACAGAGGGCATAACCTGCGTTTTAAAAAGCCAACAAGGTGGTAACAAAGGTTACGAGTTTTCGTCACTAAAAGGTATAAAACCTGCGTGTACGGATACTTTTATAAGAACTGGAGATGTTTTAGTTCTACATGGTGGTTTTGATGGCTACGTATATCGACAAGAACAAGGTTCTACTTTCGATGGTTCAGCCATAAACGGGCGTTACAGAAGTCCCGATTTAACTATGCAAGACCCTGGCATACGAAAGCATATGCAACGAGTCATTGTAAACTTTAAGCCTGAGTCCACAATTGATGCAGATTTATTCGTTAGATACGATTATGAAGCTGCAGACGCAGTTAGACCAGCCGCTTATCCGCTAGATTCTACAAATATCGCGGGTATTTACGGCACATCTAGTTACGGAACCCCTACATATGGTGGGCCATCTCAGCCCTTGGTTAGGCAAGCAGTAGAAGGTTCTGGATTTGCTGTGGCATTGAGGGTTAATGATGGCGGCGCAACAGCCGCATATTCCCTAAAAGGCTTTCAGTTAGAGTATCAGTTAGGAGCAAGACGCTAAATGGGTGCTACATACACAAGACAGTCATCCTATACTGATGGTGACGTAATTCAGGCAGCAGATACTAACAACGAATTTGACCAGTTGTTAGCCGCTTTCGCTGCCGGAACAGGGCACACGCACGATGGTACATCTGCTGAAGGTGGCCCCGTCACAAAACTGTTGGGCACCTCCCTAACTCTTGGGGATGGCACAGCAGGAACAGACATCACCGTAACTTTTGATGGCGAATCAAATGACGGTGTTATTAAGTGGATGGAAGACGAAGACTACTTTGAGTTTTCAGATGATATCCTCATTGCTTCCACAGAAAAAATACAATTCCGTGATACTGCCATATACATTAACTCAAGCGCAGACGGACAGCTTGACCTTGTAGCCGATACAGAAATTCAGATTGCTGCAACTACCATCGACATGAATGGTAATGCAGATATATCTGGTAACTTGGGCATTGGCGGTAATCTTACCGTAACAGGTACGACCACGTTCAATGGCGGCACCATTACGATGGGCGATGCTGCTACAGACAATGTGGTATTCGGCGCAGATGTTGATTCTAGCATCATCCCTGACGACGACAATACGTACGATTTAGGTTCTTCCAGCCAAGAGTGGCGCGATATTTACATCGACGGCACGGCGTACTTAGATGCAATTAACTTTGACGGCACGGCAATTAGCGCCACTGCCGCAGAGTTAAACATCATGGATGGTGTGACAGCCAGCACTGCCGAACTTAATAAGCTAGACGGTGCCACAGTCACTACATCTGAAATAAATATTCTTGATGGTGATACAACTGCATCTTCCACTACTGTAGTGGACGCTGACCGCGTTGTTCTCAATGACGCTGGCACCATGAAGCAAGTCGCAGTTACTGACCTTGCTGCGTACTTTGATGATGAGATTACGGCTATGCCAAATCTTGTCACAACAGCCGCTACCACAGTTGGTGCGCTTAACTCTGGTTCTATTACTTCTGGGTTCGGTACTATTGACACCGGCTCATCTACAATTACCACAACGGGTCTTATAACCGGTGGTTCGTTGGACATTGACGATGTAGTCATCAACGGGTCAACAATTGGTCATACTGATGATACGGACCTCATTACAGTTGCTAGCGGCATTGCCACAATCGCAGGTGAGCTATCAGTAACCACGCTAGATATTGGCGGCACAAACGTCACTTCTACAGCTGCTGAACTGAATATCCTTGATGGCGTCACCTCTACAGCAGCGGAACTAAACATTCTTGATGGTGTTACTGCCACAGCGACGGAACTTAACTATAGCGACACAGGTTCTTCTGTAGGCACTGTGGTTGCAAGTAAGGTTGTGACTGTTGACGCAAATAAAGACGTAGCCAGCTTCCGTAACATTACACTGACAGGCGAACTAGATGCTGGCTCACTTGATATTTCTGGCGATGCTGATATCGACGGTACATTGGAAGCTGATGCTATTACAGTTAATGGTACAGCACTAAATACAGTTATCGCAGGAGTAACAGTAGCTAACGCTACTTTAGCCGCTACGACAACCGTTGCTGATAGCACAGCTAACACAAACTTTCCTGTAGTATTTCACGATGAATCAAATGGACTACTTGACGACACCGGTGCTTTGCGCTATAATCCAAGTACTGGTGAATTATTAGTACCTAAACTTACTGTAGCTGGAACTACTACAACTGTAGATACAGTTACGATGAATGCAGAGAATGCAATCATCTTTGAGGGTGCTACTGCTGACGCACACGAAACTACACTTACTATTGTAGACCCAACAGCAGACCGAACAATAAATCTTCCTAATCAGTCAGGTACAGTTCCTGTACTAGCAGTAGCAAGTAATACTGCTATTACAGCTACACCCGCAGAGCTAAACATTCTTGATGGTGTAACATCAACTGCTGCAGAACTAAACATTCTTGATGGTGTAACATCAACTGCTGCAGAGCTAAATATTCTTGATGGTGTAACATCAACTGCTGCAGAGCTAAATATTCTTGATGGCGTAACTGCTACAGCAGCTGAGCTTAATTACAGTGATACCGGCGCATCCGTAGGCACTGTCGTTGCTAGCAAAGTAGTAACAGTAGATGCCAACAAGGACGTATCTAGCTTTAGAAATATTACTCTAACAGGCGAACTAGATGCGGGTTCCTTGGACGTTTCTGGTGACGCTGATATTGACGGAACATTAGAAGCAGATGCTATAACAGTTAACGGTGCTACCCTTAATTCAGTAATTGCTGATGAGGCTACAGCCCTTGCTATTGCGCTAGGCTAAAGGAGAAATAAATGGCCAATACATTCAAGGTAGTATCGCATGACGTTATGCCAGCCTCAAGCGGTACGCCAGAAGACTTATACACCACCCCCGGCAGTACCACCACAATCATCTTGGGTATGGTCTTGGCTAATGTACACACCAGTCAGGTCACAGCTACAGTAAAGTTAGTTAGTACCACATCTGGTGGTGGACGTACAGCGACCAACACAACAACATTCCTGTTGAAAGATGCCCCCATTCCTGTTGGTGCATCTCTTGAAATTCTTGCCGGTAACAAAGTGGTACTTGAAACAGGAGACCAGATTGAGATTGACTGTTCCGTAGCGGATAAGGTCAGCGTAACTATGAGCATCATGGAGATAACCTAATGCCGTATCTGGGTCAGCAAACAGCCGATAACTTCCAGAGTACGACTGCAGTACAGCGGTTCAATGGTGATGGCAGCGATACCA